CGCCATTGAATCTAGTATGACGACAGACGGATTTGCCGCTTATTGTAAGGGCAACATACTTAAATACATCTGGCGATACGAAAAGAAAGATGCACTCGTTGGGCTAAAAAAGGCCAGGTGGTATTTAAATAGATTGATTAGTCTTTATGAAGATTAATAAAATACTCAGCCTCTACAACAGCTAAGGTCTTAGACCTATTCCTTTTAATAATAACTAATGGTTGATGCTCTCCGCAGTTAGCAGATGCTTGGTCATAGGCTTTCCATATATTTAAAGCTTCCTGGCATTTACATTCAATAGAGTAAGGGAATACATCTCTTGCTTCTTTACTCATGGTGACATCTTCACCACCAGCTCCCATTGATGTTGATTTAACATTCTCTGGATGTATGTCTAGTATTTCTATAAGTTTGTCTCTCACCCATTGTTGGAGTTTGCGACCTTTTTGTTTTGCTGATTGTGGTTTCATAATAAGGTGCTAGGTTGGGATTTGAGGTGTATTTACGGAGTTATACGATTACCCTAAAGACCCCTAGCGGAGCCTATAATTCTATAAAGTAGGCTTAGCTGTTTCCGATTCAGCCATGCTTGGTGGTACTTCTGCTCTCTTAGGTGGACTTAATCCATCATCCTTAGGAGTTCTAAACGCTACTATCTCATTTTGAGTATCTGGATAGCTAGGGTTATCGCTCTCTTTTTCAGAAAAAGTACAAACCATAGTTTTACCTCTTAATTCTTCTGCATTTGCAGGCGGAGTATTAAGGCCAACAGCAGTAAGTAAACGTTTAAAATCAGAAGCTGCATAGCCTCTAATTAATTCTTGCTTCTCACTGTCATCATTCTTATACCAAAGACTAAAGTATTTTCTAACAATCCAACCGTTATACTTAGGTTCGTTATGTACTTTAACCTCTAGCTTGATACTCTCATTACCAGCGGCAGACATGTGTTTAGTACATTCGCTAATAATACAATTATAATCACCTTTCGGTATATAAGAGGAAGACTCCTCTTGCTCAGATTCTACGTTTGTAAAATCAATTCCATCAAAGTCAGACATTATGCTTCTCCTTTAAATCCTAACTTGTTAATAATTTGTGACAGGTTAGGTTCCTCGAAGGCTTCTAACTTACCACTCCTATCCTTAGCAATATAATTAGCGCCAAGAGTTGTTTGCAACCATCTTTTAGTTGACTTTTTACCCTTATCATCTTCGACATCAAATGTTCTTAAACATAAGACTTCATCAAAGAAATAAGGAATTTGTGTAGGCAGTTTAGCTCCAACCATCATTGGCTGGTAGTGTAACGAACCTGTTGTTTCATCTCGTACCTCTTGCTGTTTAGCAATAAATACAACATGTATTGGTAGGTCCCTAAATCTACGCATTGTCTTAGTCATTATTTGAATAACTTCTCCGTATGCTTTTCTTGGGTCCTTGTTTTTCTTAAACTCATTTGCTAAAACAATCTCTGACATTTCTGTCACGCTGTCTAAACAAACAGTATCGTAGTCCAACTTACCACTTTCTAGTAGCTGTGCTATTTCTTCTATTTCAGCAGCTTCTTTGACTTCAATAGCAGTCACGTTCTTAGCATCTTTAATAGATAGCAGACCAGCTTCCATACTTATGACAAGAGTTTTGCCTGGAACAGTTTGACAGAGGGTTGTTTTACCACCACCTGATATTCCGTACACCAGAAGTTTAGCGCCTTGTGAATCTACTAAATCACTAGGACTTTTTATACGACTTATAATATCGCTCATGTATATCCTCCAAAAGATAAAATAATAGTATACAGGAGGAATTTTCGTCTGTATACTTTTAGTTCAAAATAAATTTATTACAAAAAGCAACTATGAGCAAAGTAGATAAAAACCAATGGAAAGTGAATTATTTATACAGGCTTAGAGAGTTATGCGATAAAGATTTAGCATCTTTATACGATAACAAATTAGAGCCAGAATACAAGGAGAGAGAAGTGAATCGTATATCTTTAAAAGATTATATTGCCTATATAGGTAATGCTGGAGCAGCAAAATTATTTGAATGCTCTGAAGCAACAGCAAAGTCCTGGAGGTATGGTAGGCGTCAACCATCCATAAAACAGGCGAAGAAGATTATTAAGGCAGCAGACGGTAAGCTAGACTTTGAATCTATCTATGGACCACTTGAAACTACATTTGAAGAATAGTAGAAGTGTTCAACGTCAAAGCAACAGCAGAAGATTCTGCGTTGGATTTAGCGCTTGCCTATGCGGAATCAGGCTTTAGTGTAGTACCTTTACTACGCCATAATAAAGTACCGCCAAGAGAATTAGGTAGCTGGGAAAGGTTTAAAAGCGAACAACCAACAACAGAAGAAATAACAAGATGGTTTAAAGGCCGTAACGATTTAGTCGTAGCCTTAGTAACTGGTAAGTTTCTTGTTATAGATGCAGATACTCCAGAGGCAGTCGTATGGGCTGCAAATAATTTACCCGTTACACCATTAAAGGTAGCAACTGGTAAGGGTATGCATTATTACTATAATAACCCAGAAAATTTTACAACTTATGTCGCTCGCAGAGTTGCTGGTTTCGACCCAGCAAAGCTGATTGATATAAGAGGCGTCGGTGGCTTGATTATTGCTCCATATAATATACATGCTACTGGCGCCATCTATGAACCCCAAGTAATACCAGATTGGGAATTGCATGATACAGGTGACTTGCCAGACTTCTCCCGTGAAGATTGGATTAAAGTAACTGGCGCAGATAAAATTAACGGCAAACCTATAGCTACCCCCCTCTCTCTTGAAGCAGCTGTAGAGGGAAGCCGTAATGATACTGCAGCCAGACTGGCAGGTTATCTTATCGCCAAAGGATTAAATACAGATTTTACGCAATTCTTTATACAATCTTGGAATAGGAATAACAAACCGCCTCTAAATGATTCAGAAATAGCTACAACTGTTAACTCTATTATGAAGACCCATGAGCGTAAGAACCAAGCTGCTCCTAGTTACATATCTAAGAACAGAGTTATTAAAGAACCAGCAGAGTTATATTCTCCACCAGGAATAATAAAAGACATCTATGAGTATTCAGAAAAGATAGCACAAATATCTCAGCCAGCTTTAAGCTTACAGTCAGCTTTAGGTTTAGGTTCTGTTGCTGCTGGCCGTATGTATAAGTCAGATATGAATAACTTTTCTTCTTTATATTTTATGTGTATTGCTAAGTCTGGCCAAGGTAAAGAAAATACTAAGACAGTTATTGAATCTATTTTAGATAGCTCTGGCAATGTGGATTTGATGGCTGGTGACGGCTATACATCAAGTGGTGCTGTTTATAGTTTACTGCGTCACAAACCGACGCACATAACTGTAATGGACGAGTTTGGCAAAAGATTAGAGAGTATAGCCAAGTCATCTAACTCTAACAAAGAAGACGCTCTGCAAGCTCTCATGGAGGCCTGGGGTCGTTGTCACGGTACTATCAGACCAGATAACTACTCTCTTATGAATATGTCTAGCAAACAACAGCAAGAAGCTATGGACAGGTCAACAATCAAACCAGCTATAACACTTATGGGTATGAGTGTTCCAAAGAATTTTTACGGTGCTTTATCTACAGGTAGGATTGTAGATGGATTTTTAAATAGGTTTATTGTTGTAGAGTCTAAGCTACCAAGAGTTGTAGGCAAAATGGTTCCTTTCATGGAGCCATCTCATGCTATATGTGAATGGGTTAGAGACATGCGACAAACTAAGAATGAAATGGAAGAGCTTGCTAAAAATAATTCAGAGATGGATTTTAAACAGCGTGTACTTACTTTTGATAATGAAAGCAAAGAGCTATTAACCAAGCTTGCATATAAATTAATAGAAGAACAAAACCTTCTAGAGAAAGACGGCTTAGAAGTATTGCTATCTAGGACTAGAGAAAAAGCCATGAGGTTAGCTTTAATATGTGCATTAGCTGACAACCATAATACTAATATCATTAGAAGTGATATAACTAAGTGGGCTATTGATTATGTCTATTACTACGACCAATTACTTATAGATAACTGTGAGGATAAGGTTGCTGGCTCTGAGACAGAAGGCAAGATTAAACAGGTGTTAAGCTTTATTAGGTCTCAAGGTGATATAGGTATCAGCAAGCGTGATATAGATAGACGTGAAATATTTAGAAGCATGAAGTCATACGAGGTCAAAGAGATTATAGAAAGACTCAAGAACTCTGGAGAAATCCAAGAGAAGGATGTTAAGACTAAATCAACAGGTAGGCCAACTAAACGTATTGTTGCAATTGACCCTGAGTTCTTTGATGACTAGGCTAATCTGCCTAAGCTTTCAGCTATACCTTCGTTAGCTGGATTTCCACCCAACAAACTTCTGTTAATAGGTGCTTGATTTTGAGCGCCTAAATTTG